TTTCAGATTGCCTGGGTGATGTCTTCACCTAAATCGCCTCTCCAAGTTAGTTCGGCGATATCGATAAACATCGATGGCGTTCCAGAGAAGGCCGCGGCAATCGCCGGGTCATCTCTGGAAACGTAAAGTCCCCAGGTTTTTTCCTGGAACTTATGAACTAAGTTGTTCATTGAGGTCGAAAGATAGTTTTCTTCCGGCACAGGGTCAAGATTAGTTTTAATTATGGCCCAAGCATGGTTTACCCTTTGCTTAACGTTCGCGATGCTGAGCGTTAAAAAGGTCTTACTGACCTTTCCATTCCACATCTTGTGGAATGCATCCCGTCGGCACAATTCGTCCGAAAGGAAACGAAATGAGACGTATCTCAATTCGTCGTTGATATATTTCAACTTATCCAGAGGCTTTCTGGATACGTAGTCCTCTGGGACTACGAGGTCAATATTGGGTATATTGATCACTGTTGCCTGTTCGACAATAGTTCGAATGACTATCCAGTCATTCTCCCAAGAGAACCCTTTAGGTGAACTCTTGTATATACCTGTAAGCAACAGGTAGTATTTGAGGAAGTCCCCCAAATCGAGAGTTAGCATTCTCTCGAAGTAAGGAAGGTAATCCTTACGGAACTTATCGTCTTGATAAGTTAGGATCGTGCCGATTGCAAGATCCATACCGCCCAATGGTTGCGGTAAAGAGGCCATGGCGCTGCCAAGTCTCTTAGCTTCCATGAAATTGGATGCCCAAAGGAAGGTCTTCGACCGTTCCTTAGTGGATTCGACCGGATTCCACGCGATCTGCTTGTTTAGCATGTTCGCATGGCCGATGAAGGGAGATTTCCCATCGGCTTTTACCTTTGAGCGGCCGCTCATAAGGCTTCCCTTGATGACGTCAAGGTATACGAGGTCTCCAAATATGGACCCCGCGAAGGCCTTTAGGTCTTCGTATGTCTCTAAATCAGAGATTATTGCGACGTAGTTTTCGCAAAATGTAGCCGTGTCTTCGGATACAGAATTGAGCTTGCTGAATTTGCAGCCCAATTGTTCTGCTAGCATGCAGAATTCAAGACATACACGAAGTGTTGTCTTTAGGAGGACTAAATCGTCCCCTACAGACTGTCCGAGTGGCCTCGGCAGTCCAAGTTCTAAGCAAACCGCTCGAACTATGCCTGACAAAAGCATTGACAGGTGAATGAAGGACATCCCGTCCCCCATAAACGAACCTCTGGTTGAGGTGAGTTCGCTGGGTCCTGACCAGTATCCAGCTTCAGACATGTGTCTCATGTCTACTACTCTTGGGTGAGAGCTCAAGAGCTCGTGGAAAGTTTTCCACGGTGAGAAGTCTTGCATGACCTCATCAAAGATCTCACAATTGAGATCTAGGACCTCAAACGGTATG